GTTTGCTGAAGCCTTTGAAGGCAAGGCAGGTCTTGGTGCCAATCGCACTATCAATGAGCGTCTGGCTGTATTGGCGACCAAGGGGTACATCAAGTTTTTCCGCAATCCCGAGGATTACGGACTGCCACCACTAACCCGCAGCAAGTTTGGTCATCTGTGTGTTGAGCAGATGGCCTTGCCCGGCAAAGAACAGATCGATACCGATACCGGCGAAGTCATTACGACCGCTGTTGCCGTCAAGCCCACCCACTACAAATGCCCACAAACCGGCGCGGTATTACCCGTTGAAAACCCGAATATCTGGATCTACCAAGAGGAGGACCAAGAATGAATCTAGCGACAAACCCCGTCACCGATACGCGTATCGGCAGTCTGCAAACTGGGGCAGTTTGCTGCAATCTGCAAACTACCCGCAAACTGGAATCCATTAAAAACAACCACTTGCTCCAGTTTGCAGTTTGCGGAGACCAGTTTGCAACAAGCCCCTGCAAACTGCCCACAAACCCAGTCATATCAAGTGTTTCAGGGGTATTTCCAGTTTGCACGCAGACCCCCTCTCCCTACGGGAGAGGAGAGCCCCAAGGGGTGGCTCTCCATCCCGGGGAGAAAGGTGTGCCGGATTCCGATGGCATCACTGTGTTATGTCTGGACCTAGGAACCAAGAGCGGCTGGGCACTTCGGTCTGCCGATGGTGTTATTTCCAGTGGAACGGCCGAGTTCAAGCACGACCGCTATTCCGGTGGCGGCATGCGCTTTCTCAAGTTCAAGCAATGGCTCAATCAGATGCTCGAAACCGTTGATCAGATCGATGCCATCTACTTCGAAGAGGTCCGACGTCACCTTGGTGTGGATGCTGCGCATGCCTATGGTGGTTTTCTTGCCCATCTGTCGGCATGGAGTGAGCAACACGGTATTGCCTACGAAGGCGTGCCGGTCGGTACCATCAAGCGTCATGCCACCGGTAAGGGCAATGCCAACAAGGCCAAAGTCATTCAGGCGATGCGACTGCTGGGTTACTACCCGACGGACGACAACGAGGCCGACGCGCTGGCGCTGTTGCACTGGGTAATCGATACCCGGCTGGGAGGTGCGTCATGAACTGGACCGAAGCGTTGGTAGCAGAGCGCTTTGAAGCCTGCGTGCAAACCCTGCGTAAACTGCCCCCTGTGCGTGTAGGTGGGTACGTGTCAACATGGCCGGACATTGTCTACTCGCCGCAGGAGATCAACCGGCAAGAGCCTAAGCCAATTCGCTTCACGGCATCACCCGATGAGATCACTCGCATGGAGGAGACGCTGACCTGGTTTCCATGGGTCAACGAGGCCGAGCGTAAACTCCTCTGGCTGCGTGCCGAACGTGTACCCTGGAGAGTCATTGCCAGAAAGACCGGCTTTCCAAAAACCTCTGCCCAGCGTTATTGGCAGGTGGCGTTGAGAAAAATAGCGCGGCGCTTGGAGGCAGAGCGTAATGCTGCGTAAACGTGGCGAAATGGGCGGTGGGACAAAATCCCCGATATTTGCTTTAATGCTTGCTAACATCGCGAGCGAACTGCAACCAAGGCCACGGAATCAACCCCGTGGCCTTTTTCGTTGCGGTCACGGAGTGGCCATGAGGACTACGGGTCCTTCCTGCGCATTCACACGGTGCGGGGCGCAAGGCCGCCGCGTTTCGCTAGCGACAGGCCCGAAAATCGGGTTCGCAGGTTCGCGGTACGCACTCACTTTCCAAGGTAATCGAATGCAAACAACATGTGTTGAATCGGTGGAGCATTGGCCGCTCCAGCGACTGATCCCCTATGCGCGTAATGCCCGGACCCACGATGAAGGTCAGGTATCGCAAATTGCCGGGTCGATTGCCGAGTTCGGTTTCGTTAATCCGATACTGGTTGGTGATGACAATGTCATCGTCGCCGGTCATGGCCGATTGATGGCCGCGCAGCAATTGGGACTGGAACAGGTGCCGGTCATCGTGCTGGGTCATTTGACCGAAGCACAGCGCAAGGCGCTGGTGATCGCAGATAACAAGATTGCAGAAAATGCCGGGTGGAACGAAGAACTGCTGAAACTCGAACTAGGTGAAATAGAAGATCTGGGCTTTGACCTTGATGTGATTGGTTTCTCCGATGAGGAACTGGACGAACTGCTCGGGACTGAAGAAGACATCGGTCTTACTGATGACGATCAGGTGCCCGAACCGGAAGAAATAGTCATCAGCCGGTCAAGTGATATCTGGCAGCTGGGTGACCATCGCTTGCTGTGTGGTGATGCCACCAGTTCGGCTGATATGGAATTGTTGATGGCAGGTGAACTGGCCGACATGGTATTCACCGATCCGCCCTACAATGTGGACTACGGCAATAACGCCAAAGATAAAATGCGCGGTACAGATCGGCGCATTCTCAATGATAACCTCGGCGAAGGTTTCTATGGATTCCTGCAGGCCGCTATGGGCAATCTGCTCAAGGTGACCAAGGGTGCCTGTTATATCGCCATGTCCTCCAGTGAGCTGGACACCCTGCAACAGGCTTTTCGTGATGCCGGTGGAAAATGGTCCACCTTTATCATCTGGGCCAAGAATACCTTTACCCTGGGGCGCTCGGATTACCAGCGTCAGTATGAGCCGATACTCTACGGCTGGAACGAAGGCGCTGACCATTTCTGGTGTGGTGCCCGTGACCAGGGTGATGTCTGGTTTTTCAATAAGCCGGTCAAGAATGATCTGCACCCGACCATGAAACCAATCGAACTGGTTGAGCGTGCGGTGCGAAATTCCAGCAAGAGCCGGGATATCGTCCTGGACCCGTTTGGAGGTTCAGGCAGCACCCTGATCGCTTGCGAGAAGAGTGGTCGTCAGGCCCGCTTGATGGAGCTCGATCCCAAATACGTCGATGTGATTATCAGGCGTTGGCAGGAGTGGTCAGGTAAACAAGCCATCCGTCAGGCGGACGATATGGCTTTTGATGATCTCGTTAGTTCTGAAGTTTAAGTTCCAACCCTTTGATCCAGTCAAAGGGTTGTTGATTAGACCTTCAAAGATCGCCAGCGGCCATCTTCGAAAATATAGAGACAGCTGGCCCAGTTATCTTGGGCGCGTTTCATCAGCTCATTTTTTGAGTTGGAGTGAACCGGTCGGGTTTTATTCCAGTGGTCACCGCGATCCCGGTGATAGGCACAGGCCTCATTGCCTTTGATATAGGACAGATCGCCCAGATCTATCAGTGACCGGGCGCTGTCCTCATTATTGAAGTGTGATCTCAGTGTTGGGCCAACGCCCTGATCGTAATCGTAGCCATCAAAATGGCAGTAAATGGAGCGGTATTGTTCATCTCCGAGATGAATCGCGATCAGGCATGCGGTACTCATGATGCGCTCCCGTCAACGATGCGGTAGCGTCGCGCCAATCCATCATCCTTACTGGATGTGATGGTTAAACCAAGCCGTTTCTTGAGCGCATTACTCATGGCACCGCGCACCGTGTGGCGCTGCCAGCCGGTGGCCTCGGCCATCTCTTCAATGGTTGTACCGGATGGGCGTTTTAACATTTCGATCATGGTTGCCTGCTTTGTGCCAGACCGGGTAACCGGTTTGTCGGCCTTGCCCGGCTTGCCGATGGCTTCATAGCCGACACTGCTGATGCGGTAATAACCGCCTTGGAACTTGATCAGTTTGCGTTTAAGCAGGCCATCGATGACGCGCTGGCGGACACCGGCATTTACGTTGGTTGGCAGAGGTTCGATATCACCACTGTGGCGTTCAGCGGCCGCGTTAAGAATATTCTGTTGAGTGGTTGTCAGTTTCATGGTTCTGGTTCTCCTGTCGGGCTTTATTCGGCGTATTCGCCTTCCTGGAAGGCGGCGTCGGTGATCTGTTTAAGTAGCTCGGCGTAGCGGCCAAGGTCGCCAACGTGGCCCCAGGTAACCTCTTCCGGGGCGACATCAAAATGGTTGTTACTCAAGGCCTGCAGTCGGGCCAGCATGGCGTCGATTTCGGCTTTTCTGGCGATGAAGGCGTCAATGGATGTGGTTTTGTTGCTCATGATTATTCTCCCTTGGCGATGTTGATCTGAGTGCCGTTGTCCAGCGTCAGGCCGGTGCAGCCGGGTTCGCGCTCGATGTAGTCGATGGCCTTGATCAGCGTTGGGCTGTGGATCTGTGCCTTGGGGAAGGTCATGGGCTGCTCGCCGTTAAAGGTAATCGTGTAGTGATTTTCTGCTTGGGTTGCGTTCATTTTTTCGTCTCCGTCAGTGCTTAACCGTGGTGACATGAACGCTTCATTCAGCCAGCTAATCAACTTGTTTCTGCTTATTAATCGGATAAATATGCGATTAAAAACAATGAGATAGAAGAATGGGGATATCCATCCGCGCCTATGGCCGTCATCGGGGTGTTTCGGATGCTGCGGTGCGCAAGGCCATCAAATCCGGGCGTATTAGTAAGGAGCCAGACGGCACCATTGATCCGGATAAAGCGGATGCCCAGTGGGATAAAAACACCGATGTAGCGCAACAGCGCGAACCAAAGCGAAAAGCTGTCTCATCAGCCGCACTTGATGCGGTCAACGACACCCTGCAGGAACAAGGCGTATCCGCTGGTGGAACCACCTATATGCAGGCGCGAGCCGCCAACGAGGTCTTGAAGGCACAAACAAATCGTCTGCGATTACAGCAACTCAAAAAAGAATTGGTAGATCGGTCCAGTGCTCTGGCGCATGTATTCAAACTGGCCCGGGCAGAGCGGGATGCCTGGATAAGTTGGCCTGCGCGTATCTCAAGCCAGATGGCCGCTGAATTGGGCGTGGATGCACATACCATGCACGTCACGCTGGAATCCTATGTCAGACAACACCTTTCAGAGCTCGCCGACGTCCAGCCACGCGTGGACTAGCGACATAGAACATTATGACGGCGCACTCGATATCGAAAAAAACTGGCGTGAGGGACTAAGACCCGATCCATTCCTCGATGTATCGCAGTGGTCCGATCAATACCGGGTGCTATCACCCAAGTCGGCTGCGGAACCCGGCCGCTGGCGTACAGAACGCACACCTTATCTGAAAGAGATCATGGATTGCCTGTCGGTTTCGTCACCGGTACAACGGGTCGTGTTCATGAAAGGCGCACAGGTTGGCGGGACCGAGGCAGGCAATAACTGGATTGGCTATGTCATCCATATTGCACCGGGTCCAATGATGGCCGTTTCACCGACGGTGGAGATGGCTAAACGAAACTCACGCCAGCGTATCGATCCACAGATTGAAGATGTCCCGGCACTACGAGAACGGGTTGCTCCGGCCCGAAGCCGGGATTCCGGCAACACGGTACTTTCCAAAGAGTTTCCGGGCGGTGTGCTGGTGATGACCGGGGCAAATAGCGCGGTTGGTCTGCGTTCGATGCCTGCACGTTATCTCTTTATGGATGAGGTGGACGGCTATCCAGGCGATGTGGAGGGTGAAGGTGATCCGATTTTGCTTGCAGAACGCCGGTCAGCCACATTCCAGCGACGCCGCAAGATACTGCTGGTGAGTACACCCACCATCAAGGGGCTATCCCGAATTCAGCGTGAGTTTGAAGCTTCCGACCAGCGTTACTATCAGGTGCCTTGTCCAGAATGTGGCTTTGAACAATCCCTTCGGTTCACGCAACTGAGGTGGCCTGAAGGTAACCCAGAACAAGCCCAATACTGTTGTGAATCCTGTGGTGCTCTGATTGATGAGCACCACAAGAGCCAGATGCTGGCCAAGGGACGATGGATACCATCAGCCGAAGGTGATGGTCGTACACAGGGGTATCACCTGTCATCGCTCTACAGTCCGGTTGGCTGGTTTTCATGGGCCGACGCAGCGCGCTTGTTTGAAACAGCGCAAAACAATCCGGACCTGATGAAAGGTTTCGTCAACACTGTATTGGGCGAACCTTACGAAGAAGAATTCGAAGCACCTGAATGGGAGCGGCTTTATGAACGTCGGGAAAAATACCCGATAGGCATCGTTCCTAAAGGCGGTCTCTTCCTTACTGCTGGGGTTGATGTGCAGCGCGACCGGCTTGAATGTGAAGTGGTCGCCTGGGGCCGGAACAAGATTTCATGGTCCGTGGACTATCAGGTTCTCGACGGTGATACCGCACAATCGGAAGTCTGGCAGAAGCTTGATAGCTTGCTGGCGAAAGACTGGCCACATGCTGCGGGTGGCACCCTGCCGATTCGTGTCATGTGCGTGGATTCCGGTTATGCCACACAGGACGTCTATGGCTGGGTGCGAAAATATCCGCAGGCTGTCTGGGGTGGTGCAGGAGCACGCGCTTCCCAACCGAGAACGGCCGTTGCCATCAAAGGGCGTGACCAGGATACGGCACTCATCCTGAGTGTTTCCAAGGCAGATACTGGCGGCAAACGAAAAGGGCTGCGTGTCTGGAATGTCAGTGGACCGGTTGCCAAGGTCGAATTGTATCGCTGGTTGAAACTGCCACGCCCCACTGATGAAGAACTGGCAGCCGGAGAAGACTATCCACCTGGCACCTGCCACTACCCCGAGTACGGCGAAGAATATTTCAAACAACTGACCGCTGAGCGCCGCATCATTCGAATGCACAAAGGGTTTCCAAAAGCGACTTGGGAAAAAGATCCTGCTCGAAATAACGAAGCATTGGATTGTCGAGTTTATGCACGCGCTGCAGCGAGCATATATGGATTAGACAGATTCAAAGAGGTGCAGTGGAAACGTTTTGAAAATGCACTGGGTGAAATAAAGCAAAGCCTAGAAGTTGATAGTGAGACTGTTCAGCCGATGAAACCAAAAGCCAGCAACTCGTTTCGTCAACGAGCCTCTGTGGTGGCAGATGACCCTTATCTTTAACGAGGGTAGGAAAATAAAACCATGAGCGATTTATCCACATTGCGTCAGCGTTTAGTTGAGGCAGAAAGTGCGCTTCACCGGTTGATGATCGGTGAGCTAGAGGTGACCGTGTCGGTGGGTGGATACGGAGCAACGACTTATGCGCAATCTGATATCAACAAACTCAATGCGTATATCACAAAACTCAAAACAGAGATCGCTGCAAAGGAGCGACGCCCGAGGCGCGGCCCCTTATTCATGCGATTTTAAAACTAGAAAAAACTGAGTTACCCATGTAACTCGAGCTAATTGAGGCGCTATGAGCAATCAATTGATCTTAGGGCCTAATGGCTTGCCGCTTGCTGCAGATACGGCCCATAGAGGCGCGTCACTTACGGCACGAGAATTATCCAGCTGGCGTCCCATGGCCGGTTCGCCTGATGCAGACTTGCTTGATGAACTGTCCACACTGGTTTCACGCTCTCGCGATTTAGCGAGAAACCATGGTGTCGCCGCCGGGGCCATCCAAACGCTCGTGGACAATGTTGTAGGCACTGGCCTGCGACTATCGGCATTACCGGATTACAAAGCCCTGGGCAAAGATAAAGATTGGGCCGACAGCTGGTCGAGAAAAACGGAGGCTATGTGGCGCAGTTGGGCTGAAACGACAGATTGCGATGCGGCGAGAAACCTTACCTTTAATGGGTTGACCACGCAGATGTTTCGCTCTGGTCTTATCAACGGCGAAGCACTTGCTCTACCGCTTTGGCTTCCACAACGACACCAGACTTTCGCTACAACCATTCAGGTAGTCGAACCAGATCGTTTAGGGAATCCAAATGACCGACTCAATGACAGAAAAATACGCGGTGGCATCGAGGTCGATGTTTACGGCGCCCCCTTAGCTTACTGGATAGCGAAAACTCATCCGGGTGATCAGTTGCTTGGTGTTGCAGGTCTTGGTCAGGAGTTTGAGCGAATTCCTGCAAGAACGCGATTCGGACGACAACGTGTTATCCATGTACACGACAAAGAGCGTACCGGGCAGAATCGAGGAAAACCGATTTTTACCAGCATCATGCCGCTTTTTAAAATGCTCGATCATTACGAGCGCTCCGAAATGCAGGCGGCAGTTGTGA